CCCCTTTCTTAAAAGATATTATCGATAAATGTTTCTTTTTCAGAGGCACTTTTTTCTTCTATGCCATTGTAAGATTTATGCTCTTCATATAAGGCCATGAGCTTTCTCAATGTCATGTGCCAGAATTGCTTTTCGGATCGTCCGAGAAGAATCGTGCCTATATACATGAGCCTCGCCCAATTCAACTGTGGAGATTGTTCCGAGCCTTCGTTTATTTCTTCTTGCTCGTCGCCTGCTTCGCTGGGCCTTCTTCGTTTGGGAATCCTCTCCCCATTGCTTCATTCACAGCCGTTCCCAGGCTTCCCATATTTTCGAGGGTTACCATTTTCCCGGCTTCTCTTTCGGTCAGTTCTTCGTCCTCATGCTTAAAACCTATGAAGATGAACTTTTTAATCGCCTTAATTGATCCGCTCTGAAGCTTTTTAAAAGCCTCTGTGATATCTCCATATTCTTCTTCGAGATCAGCAAGCGCGTTCAAATCGAATATAATATGCCTTTCTTTATCGAGAATCACTGTGACAGCCTTTTCCCTTATATCTTCAAGATATTTATTGACTGATTCGCTCATTTTGTTCCTCCTAAATTAAAAGGAGAGCCGAAGCTCTCCCAAGATTAAGCACATGTGAAGTTTGAAACATAGGCTGCTGCAATTGAATTGTTGTTGAGGTCCTTGACGTCGGTCGTGACCAATACAAAGTATTTGGTAGCGGCTGTGAGTGCTACGGTTGGCGCGATTGTAACAATTGTTCCTGCCGCATTGATAGTGTTTGTTGCCGCGACCACCGAGCCATCTGTTGACTTGATGAGGAATATATTTCCCGGCAAGTAATTCTGGATCGCTTCGGAGAATGTAATTGCTGGATTGATTGACGTCGCAACTGCTGTCGCTCCATTTGCAGGAGTGACCGAAGAAACGGTAGGCGGTGTTATGTCAGCGCTATTGTCGACATAGGAGAACCAGTTCGAGCCGATTGATGCAGTATATCCTGCTTCATCCTCGTCTGCTATCTTCTGCCATGCATCGTCATAAAGCCTCTTCACAAAAGTTCCCTTGAGAACAGGGTTCTGCGGCTTCGCTTTGTCTGCGAGGGTTTCGTAATCCTGCTCTACAATCTCGAATTTGCCTTTATACGTCCATACATACCTGTATTTTCCGTTGGATTTTCTTGATTTAAAGCCTATGGCCACATAAGGCGCAATGTCTGTTGTTTTTCTGACAAGGGTTCCTGCTGATATAGTATGCCCAAGAACCGCCGCTTGTATTGAAAGCGGGAAGTCCTTAACCGCAAATTCGACTGTCACCTCACCTGTTGCTTGTATGATTTCCACAGGCCCATCATCGGCCCACTGAATGTCTGTGTTCATCTTAGCTTGTATCTTAGCGCTGATAGCCTCCGCTATTTTGACTGGGGAGTTGTATGCTGGCACTGTCTGTCCATCATCTGTTGAGGAAAAAATCGCATAATATAGGCTTTTTAGTCCCACACTTGGTGCTGTTGGTGCTGTCATAAATCATCACTATCCTTTCTAACTATTTTCCAATATTGCTGCATATCTCAAAACTTTGTGGAATATCTGAACATCGGAATCGTCCTCATATAAATCTTGAGATTCGATTCTAAAAAAATAAATGGATCGCATAACGACATCTACCCTTTGTGCGATTGCCGAAGTCGAAGCTCCCTGCGTCCATACATCAACTTGCATAGAAACCTCACTCGTGTACTCGTCGTCGTCGGCATAAACCGCCCCGACATTCGCATATTCAAAGAAAGTTACTCTCGGGAACTCTTTTGCATTCGGCGCTCTTAATTGGTATATGTGCTGGCCGCCAAGAAAGGTGGTGAGCTGAGTGTCGTTCTGCAATGCCGCCAGCACTGTTGGCTTAATGTTTATCATAGCTTCAACTCCCCCTTGATAACTTCAAATATTTTGTCATAATATCTCCGCTGGCCTTCCGCCAAGGTCGTCCCGAAAGGAGCCTGCGCGGCCATTTTCGAAGTGCCATATTCGAGGAATTTTAAGTAAAACCATTTTGAAGTATCACCCCGGCTTATGCCTATGAGCACAAACCGGTTTCCATCCTTCCCCAAAGCCTTGCTTCTAGTTATGTGGTCGGCTGCGTGTTCACCGGTTCGCCATGTGTTGGTGGTTTCACTTGGCTTTCTTATAACTTCGCTTCTTCGAATCTTCGGTACCACATCTTTTTTAAAATCATCTCCCACTAGTTCAAGGGCATTTACTATAGCCTTGTCGGTTTCTTTGCTCATGTTCCAATACGACTCGACAAGTTCTTCCATGCCCTCAAGCTCGAGGAAGGCCCCACTATCCATTGCTAACCTCCTGCAGCGCGAATATCTGTAGTTCTTTGTGCTTCATATTCACGTCCTCGGCAGCTGTTATCTTATACTTGTTCCCCAAAAAGATTATTTTCATGGTGTTGTCTATGTTGGCATTATAGCGAACCCGGAAAAGCACCGGGCAAACTCCTTGCGTGGCCTGCGCAATGAACTGTTCTTTTCCGCCAAGCGGAATGATCTGTGCGTAGCAAGTAATATAATTTGCGAATCCATCATTGGCGATGCCCTCGGAATCGACTGTAGGACTCTTCCTCTGGATCGTTATTTTATGTCTTAAGTCTCCTGCTGTTAAATCTGAGAAGTACATACTAGCACCTCCTTATCTCGCGCCATAATAAGCGCCGCCAATATAGCTGTCGAGAGGCATATTGCCATTAAAGTCTCCGTTCGTGAATACTCGAAGTGGCCACAAAAGGCTCTCAACCCCGAGTGGGATCTGCTCGATTTTCCTTGCATCAGTGACTTCCTCTCGGTAAATATACCAATGGCCCACAAGGAGAAGCATCGCCTGCAGTATTCTTGCCGGAACGTCCGCTGAAGTATGGCCGGCAGTAAATCCAATCCTAACCGCTGCTCCTGGCTGCGGTACCAGCACTGGCCATATCCCGTAGTACGGAAGGAATAATGCTCCTGGGTTCCTGTCCAGATCAACAAGGTAAGAGGCCGGGTCCATTGTAACTTGCGTACCCGCCGCGTTCGTGTATTTTATATACGACACAGCCGTCAAAGGCGCTCTCGATAGTTCGATATAATTTCTGTTCGCCGGGAACTGATCCAAAACAAGCTCCCAATTGCAGGAGCCTATAGATCTGTTTGTGAAGTCCTCCACCCATTCACGTGCGACCATGATGAGGGTAGATATATAATCATCATCATCCGTAAAACCTGTATCAATTCTAAGATGTTGCTTCGCCACCGCCAATGTCAGCAGTTCCACCGCCGGCTGTGTCAGTCTGTTGAGGTGCATTGTCCCCACTGTTGTCCACTGCATTTGAGGCACCTCCGTTCATTAAATATTCTTCCGCGGCAGATTTGCCCTTAAACTTGTTTCCATCAGGGACTTGATACCAACCTCCGCCAAGGGACTCTATGCTATTAACGACTTCCTCTGGTGCATTTACCACTTCGAGTTCGGGTACATCCTCCACTATTGTGCAATGGCCACACTCCTGCCAAGCGGCTGCCAGATCATCATCAAGAAGTACTTCGTCTCGTGGAGCATAACTCCATGTGGCCGAGGCTATACCGACGTTTATTATGCATTTTTTCAATGTTTTCACCTTCCTTCATACTTGCGCTCGTCATATATGACGAGCGACATTAATTCTGAACCAACATAAAAATAAAAGAGAGCCGGGAAAGGCTCTCTTTAAGCAAATACTATGTTGCTGAGTTAGCGTAGTAGCAAATTGGGTGGGTTCCTGCATCGAGGCAAGCTGAATCCGCTCTTGCGAATGCGAGGAAGCCAACCTGTCCGCTTTCAATGTATTTCTCGGCTATTCTAAACAAAGTCACGTCCATGACGTCACGAACGAAGAATGTGCTTAAATCACCGAATGCCACTGATTTGGCGCTTGCGGCCATAACAGGCATATCGTTGTTTATGACATATTTGTAACCGAGGATTGTGTCTGGCTCATTCTGTGTAGTGCCTGGCAGCCAGAGGTATCTTCCATAGCTGTCTTTTAATTTCTTGATAGCCTTAAGAGTTGAATCATGCAACATGTACTGCGCATCCTGTCTGTATGCCGGATCAACTGAATGTTCGAGGTTTATTAAGTCGTCGAATATGAGTGAAGTTGTCTGGCCTGTTGTGCCTGTCGTTCCGAGAGTTGCTCCCGTTATTATGCCCTGCGGCTGTGAGGTTCCTGTTCCTGTTGTGAAGTAAGTGTTCTGAATCCTACCGAGCCTCTGTCCGAGTTTCTTTGCTATGAATGCTTCAATGTCGAATGCGCTATCCTGCAAAAGTTCAAGAGAAACGAGAACAGTCTTTGATGAGAACTTGTAGGCATTGAGTATCTTCTGTCCGAATGAAATGTCTGCTGCTGATACTGCGGAGTTTTCAGCCACGAGTTCACCGGTTACTGCTGTATCATTGTCTGTAGGCATTGGGAGCGCGTTGCCGCCTGCGGTTCTGAGGATTGTTGCTCTGGACTGTCTGATTCCGCCATACCATTTCATTGCATCGGTGAGCGTATCGAAGAAACCCTGTGGCACAGTATATCCACCGGCTGATCCCGTACCGGCTGCCAGCGCTCTTGTTTCACCCGAGGTACCCTGCAGTATCAAACTTCTCTCTTCGCTGTTCAGTCCACCCATGCCAGTGATAAGATACTTTTTAAATGCTGATCTGTACTCTTCTCTCTGCATTACAGGTTTGTTTCTGTTTTCGTCCTTATGGTCCATGTCTGTTCTTCCAGCTCCTGAGGTTCCAAGGCTGTCTCTCATTTCTTTTTCGAGCTGTTTCTGACGCTCTTCGGTGTCGATCTGACCTTTTAAAATGTCAACATCACCCATTATTTTTCCATAAGAACCTTCCTCTTCTGGACTAAGACCTCTCCTTTCATTGTCTGCTTTGTCTAGAATAAATCTTCCCTGCTGCACAAGGTCAGCCCTTTTCTGCCTTAATTCGGCTATTTTATTCATGATATTACCTCCATTTTTTTATGAATTTATATAAAAACAAGCCCATAAAAGGCTTAATTGGTGCGGGTTATTGCATTTTTTCAGCTAATTCAAGATATTTACATTTTAATGCGGTACTTCTTGCGTGTTCCATGTCTCTTTTTTCTTCTTCTTTTTGCTTCAAAACATCAAGGCTTCTCTGTGAAACCATGCTCTGCGTTTGATCGTAGGCGGGATATGTCACCGGGGACACGTCGAAAAGGCGCTTACATTTCAGCAATGTGCGCACATAAATATCGTTCTGTTCGTCATATTCCCAACTATCACCATCGTTTTCATAGTCCACATTGAAAGCGAATGAGCTTTGGTTTATATCCCCTCTCTGCATGGATATTATGAGGTCGTTTGCATAGGTTGTTTCCGGCGGTGCGATCTCATACCTCAATCCAAATTCATCAACAGACAGTTTACAAGTCCCGCTTGCGGTCCTTCCAAGGACTAGATTTGCATCATGATTAATTAGCGCTCGTACATCATCATCAAGGCATCCATCAAAAAAACCAGGGTCTATCTGCTCGATGAAGCCTCCGAGATCGTTGCTTCGGCTATTGAACTTGGCGGCATAGCCGACAATCTTATTCTGGCCATCTTCGCTACTTCTGATTTCCACTTTCTCAGCTATTGTTCGGACTTCCCTGTCCGCTCTGGCTCTGCGTTCCTTCTCCATTCTTATCACCTCCCTTCGCGTTGATAGTTCCTGCAAGGTTCTTAGGGATCATGTTTCCATTGCACAAATACACACCGCCTTGTCCATCCGGCTGAGGGTTCATATCCTCCAGCTCTCTGACTTCGTCTGCGTTGAATATTCCATCTTGGATCATTAAGTGGTAGCCATTCATTCTTGTCTGGAAATCTCCACGAAGCAAAGCATCAACAGAAAACTTTGCATAGAATTTCTTTTTGTCGAGTGTGCTTATCAGATCTTTATAAATAGCCTGCTCCCACTTCACGAGCCATGGCATTAGGGAATATGTTACATACTCAAGCGACTTCTGCTCTATGTTGCTAAAAGTGGCTCCGTCAAAGTCCATGATCATATGCGGCGGTACATTAAAAAATCTCGCAATCTCAATCACTTGAAATTTGCGAGTTTCTAAAAACTGTGCGCTGTCCGGCGGTATGGTCAGCTGTGTAAATTTTAAGCCTTGCTCAAGGAATATAAGCCTTTGAGCGTTATTTAGGCCGGAGTAGTTCTCGTTAAAGGAAGCCTTGTATCGATTGTAAGACTCATCTGACATTCGACCAGGGTACTCAATTATGCCGCTTGCATTGGTTCCATTGCCGAAGAACTTAGCTCCGAAAGCCTCCGTTGCCATCCCCAATCCTATTGCTTCTCTCGCAAGTTCAATTGGCTTAAACGGACTGTCTGACGAAAAACCCATGCCCGGCAGGATGAACATATTCTCAGCTCTAATCACTGTTTCTCCGCTATCCGGCATCTGAACGAAATAAACTAGGTTCCTTGTCTCGGGATCTCTGTAGGGCCTCACCCTGTTCGAGGGTATAGGCCATAATGCTATTGGCTGACCAGCTCCGTTATATTCAATCTCCGCGTAAGCCTGCGGCATTAATAGCGCGTTGACCATCATGATTTGCCGGAATGTAAAACTCGACACTTCCGGGTTTGGCATATCATGAATGAGTGAGTATATCGGGTGGTACTCCGCCTTCTCCTTGCCGACCTTGAGCCGCTTATATAAAGGCAGTGGCAGCATTGCAATGCTTTCCGACAAAAGCCTTATACAAGCATAAACAGCAACCATTTTGACCGCTGTGTTTTCGTTGACATTTACTCCGGATTGCGTCGGACTGTCTATCCCAAGAACAAAGTTTCTAAGCCATAAAGGTGGGTATGCCAGATTAGCTCCGGTCGTGTCTCTTAGCTCTCTTTTAATTTTGTTTACAAGACCCATTTAATTACTCACCTCCCTTCATCGCTTTTGGGTGGCCTAGGCGATAAAAGAAAAGCCAGCACTAT